ATGCACCGAACATATCTGTTTGATTCCGCGCGCCTTAAATTTCCCAGCGGCAACTTTAAAAGCTCACAATGAATGTTCTGCGGAGATAGATACGGTAGAGTCATAAGCTCCCCGTCATAGGTCATATTTCCTTCTAAGAAGGTTATCCTTTGTGCTATATCCATTTCCATCCATTTAACCGGTACCTCAGTAACGGCGAACTGCTCTATCATAGATTGAATCGGATCCTGTTCCATAAATTCCTCATGCAGCCCTGCCAGAATCTTACTGCTTTCCTCGCTGAGTACTTGATATTGCAGTGCGTCGTAGTCTCCGGCACATAAGTCAATCTTAAAGGCGATTTCTGCCCATATCTGGTCTATTACGTCGCCTGTCAGGTCTTTCCAGATGTTCTTTTTATGCTTCTTCACGCCTACCGGTAAAGGATAAAATCTTCTGTTTCCTGTTTCGTCCCGGAGGAACTCGTCTTTGTTACTGGTGCCGAAGAACACGCATTTCCTTTTGTGCTCTATGCTTCGTCTTCCGTAAGCTTCCCTGTGATAGGAACTCTTCATAGATAGGAACTGCTTGATGTCTTCGGATTCCTGTTTATTGAGGGCTGCAAGCTCCCCCATTTCTACAATCCACTTCCCGGCAATCGCTTCTTCTGCTTCCTTTCCGACGGTTCTCGCCTTAAAGTCTGCAAACCAATCCTTTCCAAGTTTCTCCAGTATGGTGCTCTTTCCTATGCCCTGTTCCCCGGTAAGGATAAGCATGTTGTCGTACTTCGCGCCGAACTTGTATGCCCTTATGGCGCAGGCTAATAAGGTCTTTAGAGTCACCTCCCTTGTATAGCAATTATCCTCTGCACCTAAGTAGTCAATAAAGAGTGTCTCTGCACGCTCTACGCCGTCCCATGACAGGGAATTCAGATAATCGGCTACGGAGTTAATCCGGTTATTCCGAAGAACATTGGTTAAGGCGGTATAGCATTTATCCTTGTGATAGACTGCATAGGCTGTCTCTATGTATCCGATCAGTCCGCAATCGTCTTCATCCGTCCATTCGTGATACCCGGTCTTATCCCACGGCACCGCACCTCCGCAGTAGTTTCTTCCGGTAAATGCATCAGAGTATATCTTTCCTTTAATGTTAAAATCGTTCTGCATGATGGTTTCTAAGTTCCGGATGGTGGGAAGTACACGGCCGTCTTCGTTCCGTTTCAGTTTGGCCATCCAAGACAAGTCTTCTTTCGTGAGATCTTCCGGATTGTCTCCATCTTCCGTGTCTACCATTTCAAAGGCCTTCATGCGCTCAAGGTCCAAAGTACTCCTTGCTGTTGGATCACTATTTACGAAACTGCACATCGCCTTAAATGATGGCTTATTTTCTTCCTTTGTATTCGGACTGGCCTTCTCATCAAGGTCTCCAAATTTATGGAGCCTTACAAGGTCGAAAGCATTTACCAGTATTCCGCTTATCGGATCCGTCGCATGGTGAGAATACATGAAGGTGTCATTGTCGTATAAAACTGCACCGCCTGTCGTGCTGCCATCTGCATAGGTGTATCTATCCGGTCTATCGGTAGGAAGATAAATCCCTGTTAGGAAGTGCTCTATGGCTGAAGGGATATCATAAGCTTTACAGAAAGCGCCGATTAGACCGGACTTCTCAAGGGGATTCCCCTGCTTTGTGATTTCCCGTCTAATGAGAAGATTCTCACTTTGGCACTTTGGCCACTCTGCGACGTTCTTCCAGTCATGATACAGTCCTAGAATCTTCCCCGCATTTACCTCTTCCCCTTCAAAGACCTTGTAAACATAATCAGCCCCCTTACAGATAGAAGGGAAGTACATTAAGCGGGAAGCTTCGAATGTCGTAGGATCGCAGAGGTCGATTCCTATCCTGCTGCCTAACATTCTTGCTATTGGCTCGTATTCTTCCCTAGAGCAGTCCACTTCTAAAGGGAACACGATTCGTAGCCTCGGTTTTGCAGTTTTATGCTTTCTCGTGCTGTACACTAAAGCCCTATAACCTAACAAGTCTATAGACCGGTAAACATCATCCGCGTCCGACTCTGCCATGTTATCAAGGTCTAAAGTGATGAGGCTCCGGCTAAGAACATTCTGCGCTTTCCGGATGCCGTCCTTTAAGGTACCGCCTACAAAGCCTCCGACGTCCTTAAGCGCGTCCTGCCTGTCCTTAGAAAGCGCCAGATACTCGTCCATTGTTTCCTTGCCTACCTTGGGAGTTTTAAAGAGCTCGAGGAACTTCTCCCAAGTGACGGCCTTTTCTTTCCAATCTTTACTTTTTCGGCTTTTGGCCGTACTAATCCTTTTTATAGAAGTATCCATCGAATCCTGCTCCTTTAAGTATGAGTCCCTTTGCCCAAGGTATAGGAAGGGCGAAAATATCGCACAGCGCGTCCACAGTGAGGCTTTCGTCTGCTTCCACGATAATTTCATCGTGTACATGGAAAACCGGCTGCAAATGGCGTTCCGCTATCCTGTCCAGTGTTACGCATAAACAATCCCGGGCAATGGCCTGCACGATGTTTTCCACGAGCTTCCCTCCGAAGGTCTGCTCCTCTCCCCATTTCTTTGTAGTTTGATTCTGAGAGAAAAAGGTTAAGACCTCATTTCCGAACCGTCCTATTCCGATAAAGGGCTTACAGTAGAAAAGCTTTCGCGTGCTCGGTAGTTCTATTGTTAAGAAACGAAGGCCGTTGTTTAAATCCTCTTCCAGCCTGAATATTAAGCCGTTGTAGATTCTTGCCCTTCCGTCTTTCGTAGTGGCCATAGCGCACTCTCCGACCTTGTACCATAGACGCACAATGTTCTTGTTCGCATTTCGCCATCTAGTCACAATCTCCGGAAGTTCTTCCTCTGTGAGTCCCATGTCTAAAGCCCCCATAGAGATAAGAGCATTCGTTCCGCCTTGATAGCCTAGAGCCAAAGTCGCAACCTTGCCTTTCTGCCGAAGAGCATATTCCGGAGTTCCTTTTACAATCTTTTCAATAGGAACATGGAACATCTGACTAGCGGTCGCCTCATATATCTTTCCGTGCGTTGCAAATACCTGATTTACCCATTCTTCTCTTGCAAGCCATGCTATAACTCTCGCCTCAATAGCGGAGAAGTCTGCAACGACATACTTCTTCCCGTTCTTAGGTACGAAAGCTGTACGGATAAGCTGGGAGAGTGTGTCTGCTATACTTGGGTAGATAAGGTCTAAAACTTCATAGTTCCTTGCCTTCACAATCTCCCGGACATCGGCTAGAGGCTCCAAGTAGTTCCGAGGTAAATTCTGCATCTGCACAAGGCGCCCGCTGAACCGTCCTGTCCTTGCTCCGTAGAACTGGGAGATGCCTCGAACTCTTTCATCCTTGCATACTGAGGAGAGAATCGCGTCGTACTTCTTAACCGAGGTCTTCCCAAGCTGCTGCCGTATCTCTAAAGCCCTGCGAACCTTCGGCGGGAGATCTCCGGATAAAGCGTTCTGCACGTCTTTCTTCCGTATGCTTTTAAGTTCTACGCCTTCTGCATTTACCCATTTGAGAATTTGCGTCGGACTGTTTGGATTCTCTAAACCGGTTAAGGCTATCGCTTCATTTGTAAGACGCTCCACACCCTCCTCTTGAATGGCCAAAGCACCTGTTACGAGATCCATGTCTACCCCTACGCCGTAATAGTTCATAAGAACGTCCTGTCTCCATCTCTCCCATTCAAGTTCCGGGACGGGGAACGCAGAAAGCTTTCTTTCTATTGCTCTCTCTGCTTCTACGTCCTGCCGGTTATAGTCTTTAAAGAGATTCCATTTATCCTCGTTAGGCTTATACTTACCGCCGCAGAAGTAGCGGATAAGCTGTCTACCTACTGCAAGCTTCTTCTTATCTTCCGGAAGCCCTACCGCTTCCCCCGTAGCTTCCAGCCCACCGGGAAAACCTAAGTACATGGCGTGAATCATATCGCATTGCCACTGATCTATTGATGTTTTATATCCTGCTCTATTTAAGCAAAGCCACTCGAAAGTCGCGTTATAGGCGTGCTTAATTACCTCTTTATCCTGCAAAGCCTGTAAAAGAAAAGAGGGCATTTCCTCCCCCTTTTCTAAGTCGAGAACATGAACAGGCTCGTCATCGAAGGCGTAGGCTAGGAGCATAATGCGGAATGCTTCCGACTCTGCATATTTAAAGGCTCCGCATTTTCTGATATCCACATCCGAAGATGTTTCAATGTCGATACTTAAGTGCTGCATAGCCTCCCTCCCAGATTAAAGAATGTCGTTTACATCGTCCTCTTCAAACACGAAGCCGTCTCCGAACGCACCTGCTGCCGTAATCTGAACGCCTCCGAGCGGCTCTCCGTCACGGACAAACTGAATGCCGTTCAGTCCGCAGGCAACTCCCTTGTTGCCGTTCGAGTTGTATGCATAGAAGTTAATATTTGCTCTTACATAGCATCCGCTGTATACGGCAGTCTGGTCTAAGATACGCTGTAAATTTTTATCTACTACGAGAGGCGGGCGGGTTTCATTTTTTTTTGGGGGGAAGATTGAAATCTCGTGGGACCT